GACCCTATCCTGCCTGTGCCGCCGTTGCAGGATGCGGATGATAAGCCCGCCACCTAACCGGCCTCACAACTGACGCATTGCCTTTGTGCCGCCCGATTGATATACTCGGGCGGCACAATCTATTTTGGGGTCCGCTATGCCACACCCTTTAGACTTTGACAAGCTTTGGGATGAAGGTAAATACCCCCGCAGCCGTGGCTCTTTCTCACAGAAAGAGGGAGCGGGTGCATCTGAGAAAGCGCCCGCTTCGTCTGGTGTGCCTAAGAAACCCGCTGACGATAGCGAAGACGATAGCACGGGGTCGGATAGCGAAGACAAGTCCCGCAGTTCCGACAGCAGTTCTGCCTCATCGTCCACTTCTTCGTCTTCGTTTGCTTCACAGCAAAGCAATAGTTCTGCCCCCAGTGGCGAGGATGGTGCAGGCGGGGGCATGAGCCGACAGTCTTCCGCAAAGGCCGCGCACGTAGCCAATGCCGCTGCGAAGAAAGAAAAGAAATCTGTTGCGTCGGCAAAGCCAGATACCGCCCCGGCTGCGTCGATTGCCAGCGATCGGGCGAAGCAGATTGCCGACATGTTGCTTGGCAATCCCAACCTTAACGCAGGGGAACAGCAACAGGCGGCGAAAGACTACGCCGTTGCGCAAGGCTGGGGGCAGGCAGATACGGTGTCGCCCATTACGAAGGCGTTGCTTGGGCTTGTGCGAAAGGACTTCGACGAGTCCAAACACCCTCGCGCCAGCAATGGCCGTTGGGGTGCAGGCAGCGGCACAGCATCCGCCAGTCACACCCCCCACGGCACGAAAGAGGGCGAGCTTAACGCGGGTATCGTTGGGGGTGCCCTGGGCGGCACGATCCTAGGGGGGCTGGCAGGGCTTGCCACTATCCCCGGTGGCCCGGTGGCCTCTATCGGCGTAGGGCTGGCAGCAAGCGCCGCAGGCGATTATGCGGGGCGGCAGGTTGCCCAAGGGCTATACCGCGCGGTCCATTCGGATAGCCTAAAGGAAGCCCTGCACCGTGGGCTGGACCTTAAGTCTGCCCATTCCAGTGCAAAGGAAGAAGCAGTCAGTGGTGCTGTCTCCATGGCCGCAGGGCTAGCGCTAGACGCAACACTTGGCTTTGGTCGTACCCGATTGTTGCGGGCATGGGCGGCGCATGCTGCCAAGCGCGCAACGGCACGCGGGGCCGCATATGCTGGTGGTGAATATGCTGGCCGTCAACTTATTCCATACATTAAGTTACACACACGAACGGGGGCCTATGATGCTTTCAACATACAAACCAATTTCACCGCCGACATCGTTCAAGCGCCCGTCTCGGAATACTTTTCTTCTGCTATCCCTTTTGGTGTTGGCGATAACCAGGGTTCGCCTCCTGCTGTAGAGGGAGACGAGTTCACAGTACATGCCGTTATCTGCAAGATTGACGAAGATCAGCGTATCGTCTATGGGTGGGCATCCGTCAATAAGGAGGGCGGAAATCTCGTTACCGACTGGCAGGGGGACCAGATTGACACCAAGGATTTAGTGGACGCCGCCCACGATTTCATGCTGAATAGCCGCACTGGCGGGGACATGCACAACCGCATTGGAACGGGCGAGGTTGTGGAGTCTTTGGTCATGACCCCCGAAGTACAGAAGGCATTAGGCATTGACCTTGGAAAAGAGGGCTGGTTCATCGGAATGAAAATCCATGATGATAATGCCTGGGGCCGCGTGCGGAGCGGCGAGCTGAAGGAATTCAGCATCGGTGGTAATGGCTACAGGGAGCCGGTGTGATGGCTGAGCAGCAGAAGAATAAACTCCGCAAGATGAAGATCAAAGAGATCAGTCTTGTGGACCGTGGAGCTGGAAGAGGCTGCCAAGTGTTGCTCGCTAAGCGAATGACTCAGGAAGATATCGAGAAGGCTAATCCGTACCATGACGAGCAGGGCCGGTTTACCATGTCGGGCAACGCTGCCTATACCCGTCTGAGCGAACTTTCCTCAAACGGTGAGAAGCAGTACAAGACGAAGTCCGGTGAGACTATCACGCATTCTGAAATGCAGGAACGGACGGGTACAGCTGGTGTCGGATCATCAAAATCAGGCTCAGCCCGTACCCGTACTGGTGGTTCAACAGCATCTTCCGCAGAGCGTCAGAATACCGAAGCCTTCATCGCAGGCAAGAAGACCTTGTCGCAGGCGGTCATGGGGGCTTTGCGCGCCAAGGCGGCAAGCGCGGGTGCGATTATCCTGTCCGCGCGCCCGGTTATCCAGCTTACGGATAACGGTTTCATCGGCCAAGTGCATGTGAAGACCAAATCCGGTAGCCACGTCGTGTGGAGCAAGCAGTACACGGAAGGTAGCATCAGCTCGCGGCCCAAGGTCTACAAGGCGTACAAAACCTATCGCCGGTATCGTGAGCTTGGTGGCACGGTTGGGGCACCGAAAGCAAACGCATCGGGTGCAACGTTTACGTATAAGAAGCGTCGTGCGGAAACTGTGTTGGGCAATGCGTGGGCCGCTGAAATCCTGAAAACGTTCGATGAAAGTAAGCACCCGCGAGGCCATGGGGGAAAGTTTACGGCGGGTGATAAAGCGAACGTTGCTACGAATGGCGTTTCTGGGGCCTTCGTCGGGGGCGCTTTGGGTGGTGCCGTTGGGGGGCTTGCCGGACGGGCCGTCGGGGGTATTGGGCGGGCTGGAAAAAAAGCAGAGTCAGCCGCAAGGAATGCGTTTAGCGCCGCCTATGACGAGGCACTAAAGGGCGGTTCATCGACGGCTAAGGCACGGGAATACGCCAATTCTGCCCGCCGCAAGATCATGGAAGAGGCCGCAGCGCGTGGGGGCGATATGAAAGAAGCTGCTGTTTCTGCTGATGCCTGGGCGAAGAAAGTCTATGACAAGCATTCCACAAAAGAGGCAAAAGATACGTCGCAAGCCCGGCTTAAACGCGCGAAGCAGGCCGGTGAAACGGCGTACAAACAGACACTGTCACGTCAGAAGTGGGCTACGGCAGTTTTGGGCCGTAAGATCGGGGGGGCTATCGGTAGTGTAGCACTTGGTTCCCTCGCGGCATATTCGTCTTACAAGGAAATAAAGGCAGATAAAGCGGCAAAGGCTGCCAAACGTGCCGCCGCACGCCAGCGTGTAAGCAAAGGCGGTCCCGGTTCCGGCCCCCGCGAAGGCCAGCCGCACCCCCACGTCGGTCATGACAAAGCCGAAGAAACCCCACGTATGTCTGAGGTCCGTGCCCAAATCCGCGCCGCCGCCAATCATGTCCGCCCTGCCCCTGGCGAAGGAAAAGCGGCGTGGCTTGGGCGCGTCGGGGGCCGTATTGCCGGTGAAGCCGGTGCGGTTATCGTCAACTATGCGGCATCACTCGGTGGTGCAGTAGATCTTCCGCCGGAAGCTGGTATCCTTGCGCAAGAAGCAGGCCGCATGATTGGAACAAAGGCGGATGCGATTGTTGCACGGATGCGCGGGGCTATCAAAAAAGCGGAAACTTTTACGCCGGACCAGATAAAAGCACTGGAAGATTTTGTTAGCGCGTTGTATGATAGCCTTACTTCAAATCAGAAGCCCTTAGACGCTTAGGCATGTGAAGCGCAGGAGGCGGGGAACCAGGATGACGAACCCGAAACCGAAAACGACTGCCGATGATGGCCCCGATGATGAAACTGGCGAGGGCGAGCCGGACGGCGATGAAAACCCCTCGTCCGAGTTCGAGTCTGGCGTCGGTAACGCTGCCCATGGGTTTCTGAAGGCCCTCGAGGGCCTCGACAAAGAAGGTGGCCCCGATACCGACCAGGAAGTCCAGAAGGCGTTCACTGCATTCTTGGACGACGTTCTGGAATTCGGGCATGAGTCCATCGAAAAGGCCCTGGTGATCGGTGTCACCCTGGGTTCAGAACACGCCGCTGACGGCGATATCAACAAAGGAGCGGGCGTGATGACAGAAGACGTGAAGAAAAGTTTGGATGCGCTGACCGGCGTCATCAAGTCGCTGTTGCCCCAGGCGCAGTCGGCACATTTCAGCTCCCTTGCCAGTGAGGCTGATAAGCTGGCCTTCGTCAGCAAGTCGTTTGCCGAGCGCGAAGCACTTGTGACCGAGATCTCCAAGGCTGGTCTGCCGGAAAGCGTGCTGAAACAGCTTACCGAAGCGGAAGACTTGAAGAAACGCTTCGACGCCATGGAGCAGACTGCCCTGGCCGAAACCTTCGCCAAACGCGCCGCGCCTCTGGGCGTCGATGGTGCCCTGCTGCTGGACATTCACAAGGCGAACCCCGAACTGGTCGCTCGCGTGGAAACGGTTCTGAAAGCCAAGGCCGAACAAATCCGCAAGGGTGGCCTGTTCTCTGAGATCGGTTCGTCCCAGAGCGACCCGAACGGAACCGATGCCGAGTCGGTTCTCAAGGCCAAGGCGGCGGAAATCATCGCCAAGAACCCGATGATCTCTTACGCCAAAGCCTACGGCATGGCCCTGGATCAGAACCCCAACCTGTACGCGGAAACCCGCGTTACCAAACGCCTGTAAGGGGAGTACGCCGTTATGGCATTTGAAGCAATTCTTCGATCTCTGACGTTGCCCGCTTCGGGTGATTTGTCGACCAAGCAATACCTTTTCGTCATGCTGAACGGCAGTGGCCAGATTGCCACTGCCGTTGCGGGTTCCGCCGCTACTGGCGTGTTGCAGGACAAGCCCAACGTCGCCGGCCATGGGGGCAACGTTGCTGTTGGCGGCGTCAGCAAGATTTACGCGGGCGGCACGATCACGGCGGGCAACCGCGTGTCGTCTGATGCCAACGGTGCGGCCATTGCTTCGACGGCGGCCAGCGGCTCCCAGCTTGGGCAGGCGCTGACCTCCGGCGTTGCGGGCGATCTGATTTCCGTGCTGCTGCTCCCGGCCGACGCCGGTGCGGTTGGCGGTTCCGACTACCACCTGCTGGTCGCCGGTGCGGCGGCGGGTAACGTCACTGTAACAGGCATTGCTACCACCGATCAGTTACAGGAAGTCCTGTACTTCGTCGGCGCGGGCACGGCAGTTACGGATATCACCGATCTGACCTCGCAGTTCACGATCACGGCAACCAATACCATCAACAACACTGGCGGCACCTCGAGTTCTGGGGCGAAGCTGCTGGTACGGTGGAAGCGCCGGACGCTGTAACGTTATTCTTGCTCAGGGGGCATAGTGCTCCCTGAAGTATGTGGCCCCTGGGCAATAGGAGACTTCGATGCCGAGTCCGACTCTTTCTGACGTCCACGTCAATCAACCGCTGACGAACGTCAGCGTTGCGTTTATCCAGGATGCGACCAACTTTGTCGCGACCAACGTGTTCCCCAATATTCCCGTCCCGAAGCAGTCCGATCGGTACTACACCTATGATCGCGGCAACTTCAATCGGGATGAAATGCAGGTTCGCGCGCCCGGCACCGAGTCGGCTGGCGGCGGCTATACGGTCGACAACACCCCGACCTATTACTGCGAGACCTACGCCTATCACCGCGACATCGCCGATCCCCTGCGTGCCAATGCGGACAACCCGTTGAACCTGGACCGCGAGGCGACCGTCTTCGTTACGACTAAGGCGCTGATCCGCCGTGAGAAGCTTTGGACCAGCAGCTTCTTCACAGGAAGCATTTGGACTAACGACTACGTTGGCGTGTCGACGATCACCAGCGGCCCGCAGTTCCTGAAGTGGAGCGGTGCCACGGCAACCCCCATCCAGGATATCCGCACGGCCAAGCGTACCATTCTCCAGTCGACAGGCTTCGAGCCGAACAAGCTCGTTCTGGGACGTCAGGTCTATGATGCCCTTCTTGACGCCCCGTCGATCATCGACCGCGTCAAGTACGGCCAGACCGGCGGATCGGCCAACACCCCGGCGGTGGTCAACAAGGCCATCCTTGCTAACCTGTTCGAGGTTGGTGAGCTAGTGGTGATGAACGCCATCGAGAACACGGCGCATGAGGGTGCGGCCAATGTCCACTCCTTCATCGGCGGCAACAACGCGCTGCTGTGCTATGCCACTCCGACCCCTGGTCTCATGACCCCAACTGCGGGCTACACGTTCTCATGGACGGGTTATCTGGGTGCCGGTGCTGATGGCAACCGTATCAAGATGTTCCGAATGGAGCATTTGGCTTCGGACCGCGTGGAAATCGAGATGAGCTTCGCTCCGAAGCTCGTTTCGGCCGACCTGGGCTACTTCTTTGGTTCGGCAACCTAACCGCCACCATAAGATGCCCATTGCACGATGGCCCCGGCTGGAAACAACCGGGGCCATTAGCGTCTGATATTGTGCTCGCCGTCTACGCCCTTTTATGGCATCATACAGGGTAGTCTAAGAGAAGGGAAAGCTATGCCATTCACCTATACGGGCGATCCCGCGAACGTGCCGATGGACGCTATCCGCCTTCTGTATGGCGATACCGACGCCAATGACCCCCTTCTGCAAGATGGGGAAATTCAACTGTTTATGGGGAGTAGTACGAACAACTATACCATCGCGTCGGCATGTGCCCGCACGGTTTCAGCTCGGTTCGCGAGGCTTGCAACGACAAGCTCCGATGGGACGAGCATTCACCTCAGCAATCTCCAAAAGCAATTTGAGAACCTCGCCGCGATGCTTGAAGGTCAGGCGCTCCAGGTCGGCGGAGCAGTCCCCTATGCGGGCGGTATCAGCGTGGCGGATAAGCTGCAACAGCAACAGAACAACGACAGGGTTACGCCAAACTTTGTCCTGGGCATTGAAGACAACCCAAACGTCGTGCCCATCCAGAATGTGCCTTGGATGTACCCGCTATGACATTGCTCGCGGATCAATCTGTCTATCAAGTGGCGCAGATGATTTCCACGCTAAAGCGGACGTTTACCTATCGTCGCATAACGCCAGGAACCGGACCCAACCCCACCAACACATACGTCGATTACACCGTCTACGGCATTTCCAAGCGCATCACCGTGCAAGTGTTCGATGGCACTATCACGCAGAATGTCAGCCGCCGTATCACGCTGCTGCCGATTGACAGGTTTGGCAATGCAATCCCCGTTCCGAATACAGAGGACTTAGTCATCGAGGGGGCTACCGAATACCGTGTTGTTCAGTCGTTTCCCTTGCAGGCCGCCGATCGCACGGTTTGCTTTGGGTTGAACGTGCAGTAATGGCCGACTTTTCCCTCCAAGTACAGGCTTGGGCAGATAAGACGGCAGCCGATAATACGGCGCTGCTACGTGGTGTCTGCATGGCGCTAATGACGCGCGTAAAGGAGCTTAGCCCGGTTGACACCGGATACTTCCGGTCTTGTTGGATCGACGCTGTCAATGGGGCAACGGTTACGCTAGGCGATACGGGTAATACCCCCGGCGCGGCCATTGCAATGGCGGTAGCGGGCGATACCGTGTCGATTGTCAATCCCGTCACCTATGGCCGTCGCCTGGAATACGGCTTCGTGGGCACGGACTCCTTGGGCCGAAGTTACCACCAAGAGCCGCGCGGCTTCGTTGCACAAACGGTTGCGGAGTATCCGTCCATCGTTGCGCAGGTTATGGCGGGGCTTTCCAAATGAGGATTTCAATCGCAGAGGTAGGGCAGGCATTTCAGTCCGCCTTTATGTCCGGACCCTTCTACGATGAGGCTAATACGGCGTGGCCGAATAAGTCGTATGCCCCCTCCCCACTAACTCCGTGGTGGGCAGCGAAGATCGTTGCCGTCAGTCGTATACGCGTCGGCGGAGGACTAAATGGGTGCTTCCATTGGACTGGTAACTTCCAGGTTGATTGCTATACGCAGCTCGGGGCGGGCGAGCTGCCTAACTGGACAGCACTTGATGTGGTGCTGTCCTACTTCGATAGCGTAAAGACATTGACAACTACCAATGGTCTTGTTATAACATTGCAAGGCGGTACACCAACACCATCGCTTACCGAGAAGCAGTGGATACATGGTATTGCCCGCATCCCCTTCTTTGGCGTTGAACTCCCGTAGCAAAAAGGAACTGCTGAATGACTACTATTGCAACCGGCGTAGGCAAACAGGTCCGCTACGCGAAAGAGACGACCTTTGGTACTCCGGCAACTGCCGGTGGAACAAGCCAACTTGTTCGGCGCGTTACCTCGGGTATTAATCTGACCAAAGATACCTATAAATCGAGTGAGATCCGTCCGGATTATCAGATCAATGACTATCGGCATGGGCACCATAAGGTCGCTGGACCTATCAGCGGTGAACTTAGCCCGAAAACGTGGAAAGATTTTCTCTCTGGCGCACTTATGCAGGCGTGGGTTACTGAGTCCACTACAGGTGCCCTTTCCACGGTCACAGCGGCCAGCACCGGTGCAACGACTGGGACATTTACCAGGGATGCTGGTTCGTTCCTTACTGATGGATTTCGTATTGGTGATGTTGTCAGGCAAACTGGGTGGACAACGACTGGTACCGCCAATAATAATGTAAACTATCGCATTACGGCATTGTCCGCATTGGTTATGACTGTCTCCGGGGTAGTGGTGTCGAAGGCGGAAGGTGACGCCGTAACTACCGTTACCCCTGGGTCTAAACTGATGGCCCCACTTTCAGGACAAACCAATGATAGCTTCACTATCGAGCATTGGTTCAGCGATGTTTCTCGAAGCGAGGTTTACAGTGGTTGCCGGGTTAGTCAGGTTGATCTGAAGATGCCTGCAACCGGGATCGCCACGATTGACTTCGCCTTTATGGGGCAAGATCGGCAACCAGCAGGAAGTTCCGCGTATTTTACTACCCCAACTGCGGCGACTACTACAACCGTATTAACGGCAGTTAATGGACTTGTACGTGTTGGTGGTACCGACATTGGAACGATGACGAGTCTAACGCTGTCTATTAAGCGCAGTATGACGGAGGGATCGGTTGTTGGGTCCAACGTAACCCCCGATGTATTCCGTGGACCTGTTGATGTTAGCGGACAGTTCACCGCGTACTTTGCAGACGGTGAACTGTCGGATGACTTCGTCAATGAGTCCGAGATTGGGCTATGGGCGCTTATGAATACAAACAGCACAGCAAATACAGACTTTGTTGCATTAACCATGAACCGAATTAAGCTTGGTTCTGACTCTGTAGACGACGGGGTAAAGGGCCTCGTTCGTACCTATTCCTTTCAAGCACTTCTACAGTCAGCAAATTCTGCAATGGATGCTACTACCATTTCTATTCAAGACTCTTTGGCCTAATCCGCTTCCCGATAGCGGTAATCCGTCCAGACGCTATGCCATGCAGGCAGAACAGATGGACAATTAGGGCGGTGTGTCGGGCACCACCCTAACCTCTCCCCGACGGAGGCCTTTATGGACCTTAACGATCTTGCTTCTCTCGATACCGCTGATTTTACGGCAACCCACCCAAAGACACTAAAAAAAGTTCGAGGATCTGATGATAAGGCGTGGGTATGGACTATTGCCGGTCCGGCCCACCCCCTCACCCTTGCGATGAAATCGGAAGCGCGTCAACGTGCCGCTGACGCCAGTAAGGCATCAGATGGTGAAATTAGCCAAGAGCTGATGAGAAAATTGGCTATTCAGAATGCTGCCAGACGCGTCCTTGGGTGGACTACTCAGTCCAGCGGGGGCGTAGACTTTCCGTGTACGTTTGATAACGTATGTGATATCTTTTCCGATATGAAGTATGATTGGCTTTATAGGCAAGCCCTTACATTCATGGCTGATGACGCGTCTTTTATGAGCGGCTCCGCGTCCGTTTAATTGCGTTCGCCGAGCATTCGTTTCGACTTAACGCTGACGTTTCTGGGGCGGCTGTTCAGGACCATTTAAAGTCAGTTTATCGTCAAACGGGTGTTCGACCTCGCGAGTTAGACGGACCAGAATTACCCGATGTTGTGTCAGAGTTGTGGGGATATTTCCTAGCACTCCATCGTCACAGAGGGTGGTCGGCCACGGGGCCGGATGCGATAAAATGGACAGAGCTAGATGCTTGGTCGCGGCAGACTGGGGTAAAGCTGAGGCCCTGGGAAGTGTCCGCTATTATGGACGTTGATTTGTGCTTCAGAAGGCACTATAATAAGTCGAACAAGGGGGCCACACCATGACCGATATCGCCGCGTTGGGTTTCACAATTGACTCTTCGCAGGCGAAGGCGGCGGCAGACGATCTTAACAAGATGGGGGCGGCTTCCGCAGCGTCGGAAGCTGCATCTCTTAAGTTGACTAAGCAGATTGCCGATCTTGTTGCTATTCAAAAGCAACAACTGGACTCTTTGCACAATATCGCAGATGGTCAAAAAGAGGTTATCTCCAATACAGAGTCCAATACAACCAGCTACGTTGCCCTAGCAGCCGCCGCCGTCGGCGTGTATGGAGCATATGAGCTTTTGTCCGGTGCATCATCACGGCTTAGCTCTGCCCATGATGAATTAATAAATCGTGTCGAGACCTTCTATCTTCAGCTCGCGACAGGTGGGCACCTTTCAGATTTTACTACGCAAGCAGAACAAGCCCGCGAGAAAGTTGCTGATCTTTCACAGCAACTGGGGGTATCCGTGGCCGCCTTTGACGGTGTAAATACCGTCGCAAAGTCACTGTCGGTTTCCGGGGATACTGCGAGCCAAATGATAAGTTCACTAACAACTGTATTGTCTGTGAATGATGATACAACGAAGAAGGCAAGGGACACGCTTGCTGCCTACGGGATAAACGTTAATCAATATGGCGGGCAAGATGCCCAAACGGTGTTGTTCAAGCTTGCCGATGCCCAACTTCGGTACAGAGACAGTATTCAAAAAACTAATGACATGATGGTTGTTTTCGGGCAGCAAGGCGGCCAGCAGTTTCTAAAGGGCGCGTCTTCGATGGCAGACCCAAGCTTGTCTATGTCTCAAGACCAGCAGTATGCTAATGACACGAATGCATCAGGTGATTATCTCTTAACGCAACAGGCCGATGCTGAAAAGAAGTATGCTGCTACACATAAAAGTATGGTCGATAGTGTGTCGTCTGATACCACTCGTATGGACGCCAATCTTGGGTATGCGTCTAAAGAGATTGTAGTTGCTTGGGATGATCTTACACTTCACTTCATGTCCTGGGGCGGAAGTATCGGAGCAACGCTTGGGCAAACAGTTGACGCGATTGAAACGTTTGCCTCACGGGCAGCAAACGCAGCGAAGGACGCAGGGCAGTCTGTTATTCAAAGTCAGAGTATTGCTGACTGGTTCCGTAACCACGGACATGATGTAATCGCGGCTGCATTTAGTGGTCCGACTATTGCCGAAATACCCACTGACAATCGCCCTAAAACGCCAGAAGAGATTGCAGTAGATCAGGCGGCTACTGTTAAAAATAATCCACTGCAATACCAGACGAACTACCAACAGTTTATGCAGCAGAAGCAAAATAGTAGTGTACAATCATACGCGGGGTGGGATACCTCTTCACAACTAGAGGCTACGCAGTCCTTTATTAAGCAAAACCAGCAGACGCAGGAGCAAAATCCCGGCGCGTATGCCGATGGTTCAGATAATCAAAGGCAGTTGAAAGAAGCTATTTCTAAAGAAGTGCAGCTAAGAAATCAAGCACGTATTGATGAGCATACTGCTGAAATAACTGACTATGACCAACAGGTGTCCCTTTCACAGAAGAATGTTGGGCAGAAGTTGGCCATTGCCAAACAAGAGCTTGACTCCCAGGTTGCCTTTTATGGAGAAAACTCAAAGCAGGCAGACGCAGCACAGCAGAAGGTTGCCCTGCTTGAGCAGCAATCCGCACAACAGACACTGTCATTGGCAAAGCAGGCATTAACAGACAAGAAACAGATTCTTGCCGAGCAACTTGCAGCTCAGCAAGAAAATGACAAGCTACTACTTGCACAAGGGCTTATAACGGACAGCGAGGCAGTGGTACACCAGCGCGCCGCTATCGCGGCTCAGTATGAGTTAGCCATCCAAGGCGCAAAGGATGAAATAGAGGCAGCGCGGGCTGCGGGTGATCGGCTTGCTGAAATTCGGGCGCAAGGCCAACTCCGCCAGCTACAGACACAACAGAAAACTAAAGACACAGCCCTTATGGATCGAGACCCTATTATCATAGGGAATCAAGAAAAGGCGGCTACTAAACAGACTGACCTCTCAGCAGTACAGGCCGCGAACATAGACCAGGGAACTTTTTCACAGTTAACATCTAATAATACTGCAAAAATTATGCAGGAAGTTGGTGAAATCTATGTTAAAGGAACGCCCGAGTATTTAGATGCTGTAAATAAGCGCATAGAGATAGACCAGCAAAATATCCAATCACAAATGAAGGTGTCGGCCTTTCAACAGGCGCAACAGATGGACCCTTCAGTTGCGTATAAGGTTGAGATGCAAAATCTTAACGAGATTATCCCGTTACTTAAGTCTTACGGGGTAACGGAAGAAGAGATCGCGCAAAAGAAGCAAGAACTCGATACAACTATGCTATCTTCTCAAAAGGACTGGGCATCGGGGGTGGAGGCAGGATTTGCAACAGCAGGTCAAGCTGCGTCAAATTACGGGCAACTTGCACAGTCAGCCGTATCGAATTCTATGTCATCGATTGAACAAGGCACCGTTACTGCCCTTAATAATGCAGGAAACTCTTGGAAGACATTCCAGGGGGTAGTAACCTCTGTCTTGACTCAGATCGAAACGGCCGTCGTGAAAGCAGCAACGGCTCCGGCTATGAATGCTATCGGCGGGTCGGGTGGGTTATTTTCTAAGCTGATGGAGTCTATAGGTGGCGGGTCATCTGCAAGTACAAGCTTATCATCAGACATACCCGGTATCGGCGAGGGCCTTGGTTATGCCAAAGGGGCCGCATTTGGCGGGTCAGATGGAAAACTGTTTGCTGGTGGTGAAGCCTTTGGTACCGATAAAGTCCTTACACAAGCTACTGCGTTTACCTATGCTGGCGGGACAAAGCTAGGAGTGGGTGGCGAAGCTGGACCAGAGGCCGTAATGCCCCTCACACGCGGACCTACTGGTGATCTTGGGGTTAAGCTACAAGGCGGAAGTGGCGCTGTTGTTCAAGCCCCTGCGGTAACGGTTAATATTCATAACCAAAGTGGAACGCCCATTGACCAGCAACAGACTTCACAGAAACAAGGGTCGGATGGGTCGCAGGTTATTGACGTACTTATTGGCAATTCTGTTAAAAAACAGGTAGGATTAGGTGTGCTAGACGCTGCCCTGGGGCAGAATTACGGGATAAAGCGTCAGGGGTTTGAACGAGGATAGTGTAAATGACTGTATACGCGTGGCCTTCTGGACTCCCCCAGCTTGTATTGGTGGATAGCTTTAAGTTCACCTATCCGAAACAAGTTATTTCAACACAAATGGATGTTGGTCCACCAAAACAAAGGAGGAGATCAACGGCGGCGGTATCGCCGATTGTTGCGCGGGTATGGCTTGATTCCGCAGGTAAAATACTATTTGATGAATTTTACCTAACCACCCTTGCTGGCGGATCACTTCCATTTGAATGGGCTGACCCGCTCACGCAAATTACGGCCACATTTCGATTTCAGGCAGAGAAGCCCCCTACATTAACCCCCGTTCATGGGACGCTTTTCGTTCTTGAAATGAATTTGGACAAACTCCCATGACACTATCACCCGTCGCAACATCCGCAGTCAATAGTCAAGAAACAGGAGAGGTTTTTCTCACCTTATTAACGATAGCGCACTCATTACTCCCTTCACCTCTTTATTTTGTTAATGATTACAACGACTGTACTAGCAATGGGAAGCTATTTCTTGCTTGCCCTTTTACACTAACACTTCCCGGCACATCAGTAGATGCGCCGCCAACAGCAACACTAACTATCGATAATACAGACGAGGAAATCGTTAAAACAATACGTGGACTAACATCTCCGCCCTACATAACCATAAGTATTGTTCTTGCAAGCCAACCGGATGTCGTTGAAATGACGTTTAGCAACTTACGTCTTCAGACAGTCGATTATGATGTTCATCAAGTTAAGGGCACATTAACCTACTACAATGTACTTTCGGAACCGTGGCCGGGGGACACCGTAACACCATCAAATCATCCGGGGTTATTTTAATGCAACTTCCTGACTGGGCGGCTACATGGATTGGACTGCCATATAAAGTGCGCGGGAGGGATTTGTCACTGGGTGGGCTAGACTGTTGGGGGTTTGCAGCTCTTTTGACAAAGCGTCAATTTGGAAAGGAGGTTCCACTTTGGGAAGGCGTCGGCTTTACCGACACTACCGACATGTTCCAAAGTAGAAAAATAGCGAAGGAGTTGGCTTTATTTATGGCTAACCACGAAGACCCTTGGTTAGCTATTTCTCCTGAAAAACGAGAGGTCGGTGATTGGATACTTCTTCGGGCTATCGGATTTCCTATCCACGTAGGCGTGTATGTCGGTGGAGAGTGGTTTTTACACATCGAACATAAGACCTCTTCTTGCGCCTCTCGACTTGACAGTATAGAATGGAGAAATCGGGTTATTGGATACTATCGCTATGTCGGGTGAACAAGAAATACTTCCCCCACTAAATGGGCCTCGTCTTATTGCCCTTCCACACCCCATAACAATGGAAGATCGTATTGACAGGGTTATGCCGTCCGGTATGACCCTTTATGACATTGTTAAAGAGTCCGGTGTTCACCCAAGTATGGTTCGTTTTGCGCGTGTCTGGGTGGGGGATATTGAATACTCCCCTGAGACGTGGAAAAATACATATCCAAAAGATACATCGCTTGTACGTGTGAAAGTGTGCGTACCAGAAGGCGGAGGCGGAGGCGGAGGCGGAGGAAAGTCAGTCTTACGCATCGTTGTCGTTATTATCATTATCATTGTCTCTATTTACACAGGTGGGGCTGCCGCAGGTGCCCTATCGTCGTCGGGATATATTGGGGCAGCCGGAACGGCTTCTTACGTTGCAGTCTCCGCTGGCGTTGGCATGGCCATTACAATGGCGGGCATGGCTATGCTGAATGCGCTAATTCCGCCTGCGGGTCTTACAGATCGTGGAAATTGGTCATCCGGTAGCGGGACCGGCGGTGGCTTACAGACACCTATGTCATCAATCACTGGGACATCAAATAGGGAAAACCCGTATGGGGTGCAAACTAGAATACTCGGAAAAGTGCGTCTATATCCGACCCTTGGTGCCCACCAGTATACAGAAACAATCGGTGGTGTTCAGTATCTGAGGTTTTTAGCTGATTTAGGCTACGGCCCACTTCAAATAGAAGACATAAAGATCGGGGAAACCCCCATTGCATACTTTGAGGGCGTTCAATACGCAATTCGACCGGGGTATCTTAATGATAGCCCGCTGTCTATCTATACACAGTCTGTTTTTCAAACATCGTTAAATGTATTACTAACAAATGCTGCGCCCGCCATCTATACCACACACGAAAACACAAGCAGTTCTTCTATTGACATTGTCTTTGGAAGCGGATTAACTCAGTATGATGATGCTGGGAATATTGGATTTGCCACAGTTACCTTTACTGTCCAATATGCTCTTACCGGCACAGGGACTTTTTCACCGGTATCTTGGGATGCATCGAATACAGAAGAATTTCAACCCGGCGGAAATATATCGGTAACGAGGGCTAGTCGCATCGCTGTCCTTATCGGCGGGTCATTTACCTTTCCATCCCCCGGTCAATATGACATTCTTGTTCAGCGCGTGTCACCCCAGACAACTGTCCCTTCATTAATAAATGACTCAACCCTTGCGGCCTATAGAAGTGTTCAACCCTCCCCGCCCATAACCAAGCCTGGGATCGCCACTATTGAAGTGCGCATTCAAGCATCTAATCAATTAAATGGGGCCATACAGTCTTTAAACTGTGTAGCAACGTCTATCCTTCGGCAGTGGGTGCCTGGAACAGGGTGGGTTCTTGGGCCAACAAGAAATCCTGCTTGGATGTATGTCGAAATAATGAGGGGCCTTTCCAATAAAAACCCCCTTGCAGACGATAGCCTCTTAGACCTGCCAAAACTTGTACAGTGGGCGGCATTTTGTGATCAGGCATCTCCGCAGGGAGATGCACCAATGCTTACGTATAATTTTGCCCATAACCAACGGACAACCGTTCTTGACGCCCTCAAGACCGTATGCGCCGCCGGACGTGCCGCGTTCGATATTGTTGATGGAAAATTTAGTGTTGTTCTCGACATCAACCAAGTAGTCCCAATTCAGCACTTCACCCCACGAAACTCAGCTAACTTCAGTGCAACAAAAGTATTTGTTCAAAATCCGGATGGGGTTAGGGTCAGATACATAAATCCAGGTATCGGATACCTTGAAGATGAAATAATTGTATATTCGGATGGGTATACAGCAGGAAATGCGTCTCTTTTTGAACAAATGGACATGCTGTGGTGTACAAACGCCTCACAGGCATACCGAGAAGCCCGGTATGCAATGGCGGTTGCAAAGTTGCGCCCTGAAATATATACACTTCAGGTTGATATTGAAAATCTAGTATGTCGTAAAGGCGACCTTGTTTACGTTACGCATGACGTAACTGGGTGGGGGCTTGGGTTTGGGCGTGTGAAGTCGGTTGCTACCGATGATAGCGGAAATATACTGTCAGCCGATGTTGATGACGAGGTAACGTTCGAGGTTGGAAAAAGTTATGTTATGCGCTTTCGCAGGACATCCGATGGTGTAAGCATTTTAGTCCACCTTATTAATCTTGCGACCACAACAACTACAGTCGCCTTTTCCTCTCCACTTCCACCTGACCAGTCTGTTGGTAAAGGTGATCTCTTTCAATTTGGGCTTGTGAACCAAGAGACTCAGCCTTGCTTGGTAAAAGATATTGCACGTGGCGATGACTTAAGCGCAAAACTCGTTCTAATTGATCAGTCACCAGAAATCTATTCTGCATACTTAGGTGTACTACCTGATTTTAAGACGAACATTTCAACTACCACACCGCCCAACATTGCTTCCCCGCCGCCGCCACAAATTCTGTCTATTGATGGCGGGCTGAGTGCCTGTGCCCCCTTGACCAACGGTATATATCAATCCCGCATTGTTATTACAATGCAGGCGTACCCGCCTTCTGCAATCGTGATAGGGGGAACGGAAGTACAGTACCGTACAACAGGCACTACAGCGTGGTTTGTTTTACCACCGTACCCTTCCTCTGCTGTAAATCTCGTGGTTGTTCCTGTTACAGACAACCAAAACTATGACCTACGCGTTAGATCTATCTCGCAAAAAGGTATCGTATCCGAGTGGGTAAGCACGTCTGTGTTTGTTACCGGACTAAGTTCACCAATCGGGGATATAACCAGCCTCTCTAGTGTATTTGTTGCCGGGCTTACAAATCTCATTTGGGTTGGTCCGTATGACTTTCGTCACCTTGATTACGAGGTGCGTTTTGGACCAATTTTTAGTGCAGCCCGTGTAATCGGGAGAACCCCCTTGTCGCAGTGCCCTGCCCATGGGGATGGGACATACTGGGTAGCGGCCCACTTTAAAACAGCCGCTTCTGTTGACATTTATTCTGCACACCCACAATCAATCATAATAACAGGCGGACAACTTACAACAAACGTTATTGCTGATTTTGATGAGGCAAGCCTTGGGTGGCTTGGAAGTAAAAATGGGTTGACACTTGTGGACGGCGAGCTTATGCTTGATGGTTCCGGGGATATACTCTTGAGTAGTGACGTTTTTTCAATTTCCGATCTTATCAGTTATGGGGGCTATACTTCTCCTGGTATATACACTGTTCCTAGCTATCACCGCATTGACGTCGGGCGTGTGTCTGCGTGTGGTGTAGTGATGTCGGCTTCTGTTCGCGGTATAGGTCTGTATGACGATGTAACTACTATTTTGGACATACTTTTAGTAACGGACCTAACTGGGTTAAGTTATGGCCCATCTGTCGTTGCTTTAATGCAAATCAGACTTTCACAGGACGCTGTAACCTGGGGTCCGTGGCAGCAGTGGGTCCCTGGATCTTACTCTGCGCGTGTATTTGACTTTTCAGTCACTGTGACTACCCTTTCCCAACAAATTATTCCAGTCCTATCCGATATGACTGTTGCTGTTGATGTGCCTGATTTTGTGGTACGTTACACGGGCCTTGATATCCCAAGCGGTGGATTAACTGTTATTTATGATGCACCGTTTAATGGTGGACCAGACTCATCACCGCTACCTAATATCCAAGTAACAATACTTGGAGCATCGCAGGGCGATGATGCGATAATCACGTCTAATACGCTGTCCGGGTTTACGATACAGGTCATAAACAGTGGGATTGGCGTTTCAAGATCTATCAACGTTGTTGCACAGGGGTACTAGACCGTGACACAGAATCCAGTTAAGATACCGATAACTGCCCCCCTTTCTGGACTGGCACTAATTGCTGATATCAACGCAGCGTTTGACTCTATTTCCCGTCTATTTTCGGGTACGACTGCCCCGACAGCTATTGGGCTTGGGTTATCAGGCCTCTCTGGCGTTCTTTGGCATGACTTGTCTACCAACGCCCTTTGGCTGCGGGATCAGGCCGATGCCACCTGGATTGCTCTGGGCAATGTCGATGAGACCAACAAAGTCTTCGTGAGTGCGGGCAGTTTAGCCAATATTGCCGCCCTGCGGGCACAGACTACGACCGCACCAGTTATCGTTCTACGGGGTGCTACTTCTGCCGGAGACGGCGGCGAGGGTAGTTTTGTGCGGGGGGCCACCGGCCCCGCCGACAACGGCGGTACGATTATCGTCACAGCCAACGGGACCTATTACCGCCTACGGCTGAGTGCTCCGGTAACGCCGCAGTGGTTCGGGGCGGCTGGCGATGGCGTGACCGACGATACCGTTGCCGTTCAGGCGGCCCTCAACTATGCAGCGGCGAATGCTCTCCCGCTGAGTCTGCCTTGCGTTTATGCCGTCAGTACGGTCCAGATCTCCAATGTCAACGGTCTGACGATAACGGGCGGTGGCCTGATCGGCATCGATACGGTCAATCCGCACCAGGGCGTGCTGGACATCATGGGCAGCAGCTCCCTCAAAATCATCGGGCTTGGCGTGAATGCCAATTACCACACCAACTACGCCTCGGCGATCCGGGTGCGCCCGACAACCGGGGCATGCCAATATATCGACTTTATTAGTTGTAATCTAAATTATGCTGTGCATGGATTTTTAATAGGAGACGGCTCGCCCACCGTCCCGCTTGGCAATGCCGTGGTGTCCGAGATCAACATCATCGGCGGATATACCTTCGGCACCTTGATCTGCTGCGCCGCCTATGGCTCGGAGACCGTCGTCAACGTCCAGGCTGCCGACTGGCAGAGCATGGCGGCGGGTTATCCGACGGTTACTGCGTGGGTTAATGGTCCCACCTACACCCTTGGACAGTTTGCGGGGGACACGGGCGGAACCTACCAGTTAACTGTTTCCACAAGTACTGGGGACCAGCCGAGCACAACACCAAGTAAGTGGGCCTTGGTTTCCCGTTGGCCTGCACCATCAGCATATGCACCAGGGACAACCTACGGAGTTGGACGTGTTGTTACCTACAACAATAATACGTATATCTCTTTGCAATCATCAAATATCGGCAATACCCCGACAATGCTTTCCCCCTGGACGTCGGGTGCATTAGGACCGTGTGGCCCATGGCAGTCGGCCATGGCAGTCTTGCGGGCAGTCGGGGCGCGTATCAATTTTTCTGGCGGAGAAATTAATGGGCAAAATTTAGCCGGTGCGCAAGCTTGCCTGGAAATCGCACCGCAGGCGATCTCCGAACCCAACGGACTGGTCGTCAATCCCTATGGCTCGATTTATGTGTCGGGTGGCACCAATATCGAGGCGGGCGGCAAGATCGCCCAGACCATCAACCCGAGCGCCCTCACCGGCCAAGTGGGCGGGGCCTCCTCTGGAACCATCTGCATCCTGGGATGCAGCGGGTTCCAGTTCAACAGCCAATCGGGCATCGTGGACCCAGCCCCAGCCATCGCCACCGACGCCTTGCACCGGGGCAATATCAAACTCGATAAGAACTCATTCTATGCCCCGACAGGAAGTAGGACGGGAGTTTATGACATTTCTTGTGCTTCCTCACTGACTAGAGTAAACATAGGGGATGAAACATCGTTTGTTGCCGGTGGGTTTCTGTCCGGGTTAAATGGCGTGACTGGCGGCACTCTACAGTTTGGGCATCGTATGATCTTCGATGCCAATAATGCCAATGGTCAATCTCTGCCCAATGCGGCAACGACCACTCTCAAGATGATATCGGTCAATACCGCCGGTGATCTGTCCCGCTTTTCGCCCGCCTATTCATCGACGACTGGTATATGGACCTCTCCACAATCAATGAGTAACGTCACCATATATGTGTCACTGGTTAAGTCGGGTTTATCAGGGGCAATTAATCTAACAGTGGGCGGGGCATTCTATGCCGCCGCCCCTATTACGCAGTCCTGTGGTCAACTCTCCTACTCTTTCTCTGCTATTGCCGCAGGCACCACAGTCTCCATCTCCGTTGACAACGAGTCGGGCGGAACAGTTTCACTAAACGCGAGTTATGTCGACCGTTTTCAAATCTTCGCTACCGCTTAAGGAATATCACGATGGCCTTAACGTTATCCATTACTAAACCTTCCGGCGTGGTTATCCCATTCGCCTATCTCCGACTACGCAACCTCGACCTACGGGCCACCTTGGTAGGAGATTTAATCGTGGGTGTTGCATCCGCTGTTATTGAAGTATTCTCAAGTGTCGAGGCTCGTCAGCAGTTTCCGGACCCGATAGCAGACTACGCGGAGATTATTACCATTCCAATTGAAGAGGCACGAAAACTGTTTTCTGGGGGAACAGTCGACAGTATAAAATCAGCAACTTACGACTATATTAAGGGTCTTTCCGCCTTTTCTGGATCGACTGATTGTTGAATTGACTAATCGTTGAATGTGCCTACACTGTAAAGAATATATACAGTGTAGGCACATTCTACTTGAAGTATTCTTGACTTATGCATAATATACCCAATAGTCACTTTGACTCAGGGGGTATGATGGAAACTATCGGGCAATCTACGGGGGTTTCTATTAGCCTTCTTGTGACAGTTGTTTCTGGGGCGGTCCTTGTTTACTCCTGGGGATTTAAATTTCTGTTTGACTGCGTTAAGTCTGTAAAGGATGATACAGAAAAACTCGAGGTTGGACTCAAATCCACAATCGTTTTAGAATCCAGTGAGATCTGGAGGGAACTAAACAAGACAAAAGAAGTACTGTCCTCTCACCAGTTGGGGTGCTTAACTACGTTTGCAAAAAACGAAGACATTCGTTCACTTAAACACGATCTTGACACTCGCCTTGGACGAATGGAAACAATGTTAACTGAGATCCTCAAAAAAGGGCTTAACTGAGATGAACCTCACACTTAACGGTCCTGGAATGGACATTGCCATGGGGGCCGAGGGGCTGCGTCTTAAGTCCTATCCTGACCCGCACACAGGGACGTCTCCATGGACAATTGGACGTGGGCATACGGGTCCGGGGGTACATGTTGGTATGACATGTACCCTTGAAGAGGCCAATGGGTGGTTTCTGTCCGATATGGCAATTGCAGACTCGGTGATCACACGTTTTGTAAGCGTTCCGCTAAACGCCAATCAACGCGGTGCCCTCCGTTCCTTCATCTACAATGTGGGGCAAGGGCGTGCGTCCACAGTTACGTCACTGGGCAAGGACGGATTTGCTGTTCTCGCCAACGGAAAACCCTCGACGATGCTTCTCAAGCTGAATGCGGGAGATTATCAGGGCTGTGCTGATGAGTTCCTAAAATGGACTATGCCGGGAACGAACGTTCATAATGGGCTGCTTGCTCGTCGCACCGCTGAGCGATCCTTGTTCCTGAAACCCGAGGATAACACGGGGGCGTAAACCATGGCAGACTTTCTCGACAGCGCACTATCCGTTCTCTCAATGGTGGCACCGGGCATAGCAACGGCGCTAGGTGGTCCCGCTGCGGGCTTGGGCGTCCAAGCGTTGGAGGCTGCTTTCGGGCTGTCTCCTACCGGCGACAAGACTGCCGCGCTACAGGCGGTGACGGCGGCTACCCCCGATCAAATCATCGCCCTCAAGAAGGTCGATAACGATTTCCAGGCCCGTATGAAGGAACTGGATATCGACATCTTCAAGACTGAGGTCGATGACCGAAAGGATAGCCGCGCCCGTGCCGTGGCGATGAAGGACTGGACTCCTTCGCTTATTGGGTTAGTCATCATTGCCGTGTGGGCAGGTATGAACTACTTTCTGCTGTCCTCCCCCGTAGTCCCCGCAGTTGGTGGCGAAGTCCTCGGTCGCGTCCTCGGCACGTTGGATGCTGCTTTGATGGCGTTCCTCTACTGGATTTATGGCGGCAGCAAGACCGGCGATGGCCTTACTCGCACGCTTGGCGATAAGAAGGATTAACGGGCTGCTTGTGTTTTGCTATAGTGGTAGCCCAAAACGCGGGCTACCACGAAGGCAACCATGGAATACATACACAAGTGCAAACCGTTTCTTCATCAGGATGTCGCATTCAAGCGATTTGAGTACGCCCCGTTCTTTGCTATCTTTGCCGACATGGGCACCGGCAAGACAAAGATGGTTATTGACCAGGCGGGCGTTCGCTACCTACGCGGTGAGATAGACACGCTTCTGGTCATTTCCCTCAATCTGGTTGGTTCGCAGAACTGGATTAGCGAACTAGAAGCCCACATGTCCCCTGGTATCACCTACAAAGCCGCTTACTATATGAGCGGCCCGCGCGTTGCACATAAGGAGCGTGTGGCTGCCGTCTGCAATGCAACGGGTGTCTTTCGTATCATGGTAGTACACGTTGATGCGTTATCCCATGAAAGCGGTATCAGCTTCTGCGAAGACTTTATTGCAAAGCACAAAGCAATGGTCATTGTGGACGAAAGCCAGACCATCAAAAATCCCACGTCGCGTAGAACGAAGCACGTAACTTCGCTTGGTAAGGAAAAGGCTGTCGTCGCGAAAGCCATTACTACCGGGACGCCGCTGGACAAGGGGTGGGAAGACCTTTATGCACAGTTCAGGTTCCTAAACCCGGCTATCATCGGGTGCCGGACATTCGCAGCATTCCGCGCACTGTACTGCCAGATGGGCGGATTTGAGGGCCGTCAAATCGTCGGGCATATCAACCTCCCAGAACTCAAAGCCAAACTTGAACCGCACACGTTCAGCGTGCGGTCAGAGGATTGCCAAGACTTGCCTGAACAGATGTTCATGGAACGTAAGATTGAGCTTACGCCTGAACAGAAGAAGCTATATGACGCGTTGCGCAACGAGTTCTTCGCTGAACTGGATAGCGGTGAAATCCTCGAAGCAGATATCGCCATGACGCGCTTGACACGCCTTCGGCAAGTAACATCAGGCTTTCTTCCGAATGACGACGGTACATTTCAGCATATCCCAAGCAACCGACCGCAGGAAGTGCTGGACATTCTGGAAGAAGCGGGGGGCAAGAAGGTTATCATCTGGTGCCTCTATAAGGAGTCGCTTCGTATTCTGCATGAAACTTTCCGCAAGGCAGGTATCGGTGTGGCGCACTTCCACGGCCTCGTCGCCCCAGAAAAGCGCGCAACGGAACTTGCACGTTTCAAAGAACACGCTGATTGCCAGGGGCTACTGTCGTCAACCGCCGTTGGCGGCGCGTGTATTACCGTGAACGAGGCCAAAGTCCAAATATTTTATGAGAATGGGTTCTCCTATCTTCAGCGGGCGCAGGCACTGAAACGTAATCATCGCCATGGGCAGACGGAACGCGTGGCCTATTACGACATCATCGCAAAGGGGACGATGGACACAAAAGTCATCAATATGCTGAAAAAGAAAGAGTCCGTTGCGATTGATGTGCGAAGTGTTGGTGCGTTACGCGGTCTACTTGAAACGATTTAAGGCCCATACAGGCGTGTTTGGTAACGGCGGCTATCCCCATAGCCGCCGTTACTGTTTCCGGTGCCACGGGCCTGGAAAAGTGGGTAAACGGCGGCACCGGTGGGGCGGGTATCGGGTATCCGCTACAGGTACGGGGTAAGGTCTAAAAAGGTGTTGCCAGATACCCACCATTTCGGCATATTGGTGTTCTGCATAGTTAGCAACCTCGACCAAGTAGCAGCCTTACGGCGAACGAACGGTGAAATGAAAACTACCCCAGCGGATCGGTTGCTTGGACGGTCTGGGCCTAGTCGGAAAGCGTCATAGAGGCAACGTCAGCCAGAGTCCAGCAGGCGTGACGGGCGGAGAGAGTGCCGCAACAGTGCGTCTTCTGCAATCGGTTGGCTCGCTTAGCTTAAGCGGTGAACCGTAGGAAATTAAGTTCTATCTGCCTACCATTCGGGGAACCGAATGTAGATGGTTCGCAGAACGTAGGCTTTATGCGAGACTGAAACCCACACCAGAACGTGCAAGACGCCAAGCAAGCAGCGGGGAAGCGTGACAGCCGGAGAGACGGCGACAGTTTTTGAGAGATTCGCGATGGTGGAAACCTAATAAGTCCACCGGGTCTGTAACACCGTGATGGTAGACTTGCCACGGTTAGCGAAGACAGGTTGGGGCCTTAGCTCAGTAGGAAGAGCGTGTGCTTTGCAAGTACGAGGTCGTCAGTTCGATCCTGACAGGCTCCACCAAGAAGGCGATGGTGCAGTTTGCCTCTGATGCATGGCGGGATTAGCGGTTAGACCCGTGTTCCCTTACCTGTACATGTAAAACGACCTAGCCTTTGAGTGCGGGATACGAACCGCCGGAACAAGTCGTACTGAGAATGCCAATCAGCCCCCCGCTGGTTGGCATTTTCCGCTCCTACAGGCAGCCTTTAGGCCGCTAAGCCCATTTAAGGGCACAAACCCCCACCTAATGCGGAAAACCCGCAGAAAACCGCCATAGCTATAGGGCTTTACCTAATGCGCGCGGATTTGCTGAAATTTTTTTCAGGATTTCTTGGCCCTCGGCCTAAAGTGCTAAAAACCCATTGAAATCGTTGGATAAAATCGCACTACCCCCGCCCTAATGGGCACCTAAAATTAAAGGGGCACCACTATAGCCGGGCGCGTGGGTCCGCTGGCAGCTTGCTTCCATGTGGCAAACGCGGCATACTTTGGTTTGTAACGAAGGAGCCGCATGGCATGGGAAAAGTTTTCCTCATTCAGACACCCTCTATCGACCGAAAGGGGCGGTCTATCAACATTCAAGCAGCGGCGGTTCATGGGGATGTGCTGGTTGTCCTTGATGCCGGTGACTACCCGACATACCGTTCCGCGAAATGCCTGGACAAGGTCACTCACAAGCTGTCAGAGTTCAACCCGGACCAAGACTTTCTTCTATGGGCCGGTGGCGATACACTGTCTGCTGTCATGGCAGGCGCAGTCCTGTATCGTTTCGGCTTGACGAGATTCCGCTGGTTACGGTTCGAGCGTTTCCGCAACGAGGACGGGACACGCGACAACGACCGTGGCGAATACCACCCCATCTGGGTCAACCTCTTTCCCCCGACTGACGATGGGCAGCTTTCCCTTAACGTCTAACAACGAAGGATACCATGATAGACTTTATTGAAGATGGCGAAGAAGACGCCAAAGCGGCAGTATCTGAGGATAAACTCGTCCTCATCTCCACTGCGGCGGTGAAACTCACGGTCATCGACACCGAAATCGCACGGTTGACGCTGCAACTGGACAGCATCAACAAGGACCGTGAGCAGATTGTCTCGCGGGTGTTGCCTGACCTAATGGCGGAATGCCAGATGGAGTCCTTTCGCCTCGAAGGCGGCGCAAGCGTCGTCGTTAAGGAGTTCATCAATCTCAGCATTCCGTCGGAAGCCGCCATCGAAAAGGCATATGGCGACGAACGGCAAGACTTGATCGGCCGTCGCAAGGAATGCTTTGCATGGATGCGCGAACACGGCCATGACGACATAATCAAGTCCGAGGTTGACGTTATCTTCCCGAAGGGAAAGGACCACCTTTGCGGTCTTATCATCGAGGCCGTCAACGCCGTCGATAAAGCGCAAGACATCGGCCTTTCGGTGGCGCAATCTTACGGGGTTCACGCGGCCACACTGAAAAAGTGGGCCAACGAACTCAAGGCCGACGGCGAACTCGGCACACTGCCGCAGGAAGCCTTTTCTCTCTTTGTTGGCAAACGTGCCAGCATCGAATACCCCAAGCAAAAGAAGGCGCGCAAATAAATGGCAACGAAGAAACACGAAGACACCACCGTTACCTCCGAAGCGACCACAACCGACGTGGCTGTCGTCACCGAACCCGCTACCGCGCTTGCCGTGGTGTCCGATGACGACCTGATGGCCGAGGATTTCGATACCACCAACGACTTCGGCAGCGATGATCTTGCTGTCCCCTTTCTGCGTATCCTCCAAGCAAATTCGCCAGCGGCTGTTAAGCGTGGCGAAGAATATGTTCCCGGCGCGGAACCGGGGCATTTCCTGAATACCGTCACCAAGCAAGTCTATTCGGGCGAAGACGGTGTTATCATCGTCCCCGTGGCCTACCACAAGAACCTGACTGCGTGGAAGCCCCGTGCGCAAGACGGTTCCGGTGGGGGCTTCGTCCACGACTACGGTACCGACATGTCGGCCCTGACCCAGGCGGAGCGGAACGAAAAGAACAAGATGATCGATCGCGACGGCAATGAGCTCGTCGAGTCCGGCAACTACTATGTTCTTGTCGTTAATCCCGATGGTTCGTTCAACGAAGCGTTGCTGTCGCTGAGCTCCACGCAGCTCAAATATAGCCGCCAGTGGAACAGCATCATCAACGGCCTGCTCATCAAGCACCCCACGACCGGCAAAATGGCCCGCCCGGCCATGTTCTACATGTCCTACAACATCACCACTAAGGTCGAGAAGAAGGGCGAGAACCAGTGGTTCGTCGTCAACATTCACCAGGGCACCCGCACGGCCGACCTGGACAATGGCATGGATATCTACCTCGCCGCGAAGAACTTCCGTGAAATCATCTCCTCCGGCAAGGTGAAGGTCGTGGATGACCGGCCTGCCAGCAGCGGAAACCCGGATGACGAGGGTGGCGACATCCCCTTCTAAACAGAAAAGCGCACGGTAGTGTCGTAACTCGACACTACCGTTTTTCTGTCCGTTGGGGATTTCATGATGGCGTGTACGGCAGAACAGATACGGCAATTCCTATCCGTCTTCGACGGGTATACGGGGGCTTACGGGCAATTCGCAATCAAGGGGGTAAACACTGAAAAGGGGAAGGCCGAGGGCAAGGCATGGACGTGCCCTGGAGCGCCACCTGACGAAGTGGTTTCCGCGCATCTGAACGGTGCGGGGGCTGGACTGGGTATTGTCATGCTACGCGAAGACGATACCTGCATGTTCGGGGCAATCGACATTGACCTCTATAAGAACATTGATCATGTGGCGATTGCTGCGACTATCGAACGGCATGGCTTGCCGCTGGTCCTATGCCGCAGTAAATCAGGCGGGGCGCACCTGTACCTGTTCCTAAAGGAACCGACACCAGCATTCCTTGTGCAAGCGCGCCTGTCCGAATGGTGTGCCTTGCTTGGGTACAGCAACAAGACTGAGATTTTCCCCAAGCAAACAACCCGTGCGTCGAAAGAGGATATCGGGAACTGGATCAACCTACCCTATTACGGGGCGGCGCGCACCATGCGTTATGCAATCCGCAATGGGGTAGCGATAAGCCTTGACGAGTTCTTCGCATATGTCGAAGACAAGCGCGTATCAATGCAGGAAATGGAAGTCCCTGTATTCGATACGCCGGAGGAAACTGACCCATTCTATGAAGCACCACCATGCCTCGTTGCAATCCATCGTGCGGGTGGGTTTAGCGATGGTACGAAGAAGAATGGTATGTTCAGCGTGCTCATCTACCTGCGCAAGCGGTTTCCTGATACGTGGGAAGACAAGGCACACCATTACAACGGGTTGATGGCGAACCTGAAAGTCGATGAAGTTAATCAGCTCATCAAATCGTTGGGCAAGAAAGACTATTCGTACAAGTGCAAAGACTCTCCCATCAGTACCGTGTGCCAGCGCAAGGCGTGCCTATCGAAGGAATTCGGCGTTGGCGGGCTAGGCCCTGAGCACATGGGGTTCAATATCCTAGGGGTCACACGATACACATCGCCGAATGAACCGCCGTTGTGGGGGCTGGAAGTCAACGGCGTCCGTATCATTATGAGCACCGATGAATTCTGCTCCATGCCACTCTTCAATAAGCGGTGCGTGGGGCTGGGGCTGGGTGTCCCCGTGCAAGTACCGGCTGCGCGCTGGGTTAAGATGCTTGATGAAATGTCAAAGGGATCGCAAGAGGTCCCGTTGCCGATCGATGCATCTGCTACCGGCCAGTTGTGGATACATATTGAAGACTACCTTCGCAATGCCAAAGGCAAGTCCATGGACAGCTTGCTTAACGGGGCCGTGTACCTGGATAATGGCAAAGTCCATTTTACGACGAAGGCACTATTCTCATACCTGAAAGCCGCAAAGGTAGAATACAAATCAACCCAGGACGTGTGTCTCCTTCTGCGCGAGAAGGGTGCATCGAATAAGACAGTGGCGATGAAGAAGACGAGCCGTTCGGTGTGGACTATGCCCGCGCCGGATCAGGTTATTGATGATAAACCAGTAGACGCAGTTCCCGTCTTTGCTGAGCAAGATACGGAGTTCTGATGTGGGTAGAACTACCATTCTTTTTGGACCACCCGGCACAGGGAAAACAACAAGCCTTCTTGCGGCGGTTGACGATGCTATACACCAGGGCATAGACCCAGACCGCATTGCCTTTATGTCGTTCTCGCGGGAGGCCGCTAACGTTGCGGTTTCCCGTGCAGCGGAGAAGTTCTTTCTATCCGCAAGCGAATTGCCGCATTTCCGAACGCTTCACTCCGCCGCTTATCGCCAGCTCGGCCTTGCGCGGGGGGATGTGCTTGGTACGGCGCACTTCACCGAAATAGGTGATGCCATCGGCCTTAACTTCCGTGCCTCCTACGATGAGGAGACGGAGCGACCTGTGATGGCAAACAACTGCGTCGGTGACACTTGTTATCGCATATACAGCCTTGCGCGGGCCAAGGGTACCACGCTTGAGGATGAATGGCGGCTGTCTGAAGAGGCGGATATCCTGCTGTCAACCGTAAGGCTGTTCGCGGCCACGCTTGCTGAGTACAAGCGTGCGAAGCGACTGCTTGATTTCAACGACATGTTGGATATGGCGCAATCGCCGCTGGATGTTGACCTATTCATCATCGACGAGGCGCAGGATTTGACGCCCGCGCAATGGGGCGCGGCGCGGCGCATGGGTGCAACTGCGGAAACGGTGCTGTTAGGCGGAGACGATGACCAAGCTATTTATTCATGGGCCGGAGCAGACAGTTCATCACTACTCCGTTTCAAGGGGGCAAGGAAGGTCTTGCCAATCTCCTATCGCCTTCCGCGTAAGATTAAGGTTTTGGCTGATGCTATTGCGGCGCGCATCTCTGCCCGCGTGCCGAAGGTGTTTAGTCACAATGGCTCTTGTGGTGAAGTCGAGTGGGTCAATTCGGTTTCGGATATCAACCTACGAGACGGGAAGCGGTGGCTCCTCCTTGCCCGCAACCGCTTTCAGATAGCCGCACTTGAGCGCGAGGCACGGGCGCAGGGCGTGGTGTACAAGTCAGAAGGCCGGTGGTCAAATGCGTCAAAGGTCATGCGAGCCGTCATCAACTATGAGAAGCTACGCCGTGGCGACCAGCTTGCCGCGTATGAGACCCGCGAAATGGCCTCGTTGATAGCGGATATGCAGCCGCCTAGCGGGTTGGAGTTCTATACGTGGGAAAAGCTGCGCTTCCCGTTTAGCGGCGCGCCGGATTGGATGGGTGCGTTAACCCGGCTGTCGCTGGAGGATATCGAATATATTCGTGAACTGCGCCGCAATGGGGAAAGCTTATCTGAGCCTGGGCGGGTGGTTATCAGCACAATCCACGGTGCCAAAGGCAACGAGGCCGACAATGTGTTTTTGATGACCGATATTGCTAAGCGCGTTTGGGAAAATGTGCTTGTTAACCCGGATGATGAGCAACGGGTAATGTACGTGGCGGTATCGCGTGCGAAAGAGCAACTTATTCTTTCGCGCCCCAACACGATTAGGTCGTGGGATTTATCCACGTATTCCACTTAACCCTTGCGCCACAAAACACGCATGGTATTATCTGGGTATCAAAGCGGCACCCGATACCGCACACGAAGAGGCACAGTGGGAAATGCCAGTGTTGGTGTTGCACTACCAGGAGCGCAAGGCGCTCGCAAAGGCCATCTGCTTTGATGGCTTTCAATCTGCGCAAGACTTTGTTACCGGCCCTGGGGCTGCTGATGAAAGTGCATGGATTATCTGGGGTGCGATGACACTGCTGGAAGTTTACGCTCCCGCTGTTCTCGCGTTTAGAAACAGGCATGCAAAGCCCAAAGTCGGGGTTTTTTCGGGCAGCATAGCCGAATGTCAAGAGGTTTTCAGTCTCATGCAAAAGCACCAGGAAGAAACGAAGAAAGCCCCCAAGCCGCCGAAGACCGACGATGCCGCCCCGGCGGTGGATACCGTGCCGCCCAACGATACCGCACCGATCACTGAACAACCTGCCGCCGAAACCACGGATGCCGATATCCCTGACGCTGCCGACGCTGCCGTGATGGAGGCGCAGGCCAAGGCTGCCGAAGCCAAGAAAGCTGCCGACGCCGCCAAGGAAGCGGCCAAGAACGCGGCGTTGGCTGCCAAGGCCGAAGCCAAGAAGGTCACGGACGCTGCCAAGGCCGACGCCAAAGCTGCCGAGAAGAAGGCCCGTGACGAAGCGGCGGCTGCCGCCAAGGCCATCAAGGACGCCGAGAAGGCTGCTGCGGCTGCGCCGAAATACACCGACGCCGAAATCGAAGCCGCCAAGGCCGAAATCGAAGCGGTCCGTGCGACCGTTCTGGAAAACATTACCGCAGCCAAATCCGAGTTCGACAAGATCGTCGCCGAGGAAAAAGCCAAGGTCGATGTTATCCGCGAGAAGCACAAGGATATCATCAAGCCGACCCGCACCAAGGCGGTCACGGCCGACGGCAAACCCGCCGTGGTTCGATCTGTGGACCGCTTCGGTATCAACACCCCTTCCAAGAAGTCCGAGGTTGCGGAATTCCTGGTCCAGGGTGCCACCATGACGCAGATCAAGAACAAGTTCGGCGGCACGCATTACAGCCTGCTCGGTGAATTGGCTGAACTCGGGCACCACATCGAACGCGATGGGGCAATCATTCGGCTGACCCATAAGGACGACGTGCGCAACAAGGGCTAAGTTCGGCGGAAAGGGCGGTGTTCTGACATGGACACCGCCCTTCTTGTTTGTGGGGTATTTTATGTCCAAACGACGTGCCAATCTCGATAAAGATTCCCTCTTTGACGCAGAGGATATCAACCCTGGCCCCGAGGCTGGGTTGCGCGGAAAGTTCCTGGTCCCGCCGTTCACCGTGCTAAACGCCCGAGAGGGGTGGTGGCAGGCCCGCAAAACCGATTGGGTGCGGCTGGGCATTAAAAGCGAGGTGGGGCGGGGAGCACCTATCGGCGGCAGCCTTTTGCCTGCTGACCGCGCTAAAAACGCAGCCAAGGCCGAAAGCTTTCGGTGCAATGGCCCCGGCGGGCTGGGTGCGCGGTATGGCAAGGCAGGGGCTATCCCTGGCGGCGGCACGGGCAAGAATTCCGCCTACATGTTTCGTACCGATGACGGTTATGATACCGGAGATGATGCCCAATCCGCTGGCACTGGCACCAGCATTTTCGATCCCGTGTTGTGCGAACTTTCTTACCTATGGTTCGCCCCCGAAGGCGGCACAATCTTAGACCCTTTCGCTGGCGGTAGCGTCCGGGGTGTAGTGGCAAGTTATATAGGCCACGCCTATACTGGCATTGACTTACGAGCAGAACAAATCGACGCTAACCGCCTGCAAGGCGCGCTGATTTGCAAGAATGAGACGCCCCCTGTGTGGCATACGGGTGATAGCAATGTGGTCCTTGATACGCTTCCCGATAGCAACTATGATTTCCTGTTCAGTTGTCCCCCTTACGCTGATTTGGAACGATACAGTGATGACCCTAGCGATCTATCAACGATGGATTACGACGAGTTCGTCAAAGTCTATCGTTCCATCATCGCAAAAGCCTGCGCAAAGCTGAAAGACAACCGCTTTGCCTGCTTTGTCGTGGGCGACGTGCGCAGCAAGAAGACTGGCGGATACCGCAACTTCCCCGGCGATACCATTACGGCGTTCATGGACGCAGGATTGATGCTATACAACGAAGCAATCCTCGTCACGTCGGTAGGCTCACTGCCCATCCGTACCGGCTTGCAGTTCAATGCAGCCCGCAAAATGGGCAAGACCCACCAGAATATCCTTGTGTTCTACAAGGGTGATCAAAAGCAAATCAAAGAACAGTTTGGGCCTGTGGTCTGACGAAGGAGCAATAACCATGCGTGAGAAATATGTTGAAGAACGCTTTCCCAGCTATTTCATCTTTGGTTCTTCCGAGGAAGGAAAAGTTGATGTTGCATCAATAGATAACGACACCGTCGTAACGGTAACAAAGGAACAGGCGGACATTATGATACTCAGCCGCAATAGCCTTGTCGACATGCTGGTTAAACTGGCACTTGATGAAGAAAATCAAGCGCGCTTTTTATCCATCTGGTACGACGGGGGAAAGTAACCATGTCAACTATGCAGAAATATGCTATCTTCACGGAAGATAGCTTTTATCTGGTCAACCTGCTGGGCGATACGGCTGCATGCGCCCTTGCTGTTTGTACCCCAGGCACTCTTGCCGTTATGCGGGCTGATGGAAACAAGATCCCACGCAACATCGCGGTCCCATCAAGTCACGAGATTGCAGTGAAAAGCCTTCTGCTCGAGCACTGCCAGCAATCTATCAATGATCAGAGAATCTCTTGCCCCGAAACCATTTATCAGACAGACCGCGTTGTTGAAAACGCAGCCGATTTCATATGGGGTGTCTGCAATATCGTTGGATATCACGAAGAAGGGGAAGCGTAAATGATCCTCGACGACATGAAACAAGGCATCGCCGCCGTTAAGCGTGCGCTGGGTGCCAAGGACGCCACCTCCGACGCGTTCAAATGCTACCTTATCCAAGGCGGCGAAATCAGCGCAACCAACGGCAACTTGTCGGCGGGCTTCCCCATTATGTGGGATGGCAACCTGCTGGTGCCCGGTGCGGAATTTGAGGCGGCTATCAACCGCATGCCGTGCGACCCTACTGTCGATATCGAAGAGGGGTTTGTGCAGTTCCGTGCAAAGAAGTTCCGTGTACTCCTGCCCCGCCTGCCCGAAGAACACCTTGTGGTTATGCGTCCGGCAGAGGGCGTGACGATTGCGCTGGACAAGGAATTCATCGACAAGGTTACGGCGGTGTTTCCCTTTTGCAGCGATCAAGACACTCCTATCTGGATGTCAGCGCTCAATATTCTCGAAGGAAAGCTGATCGGTGTATCCAGCGGAGGCAAGGCTATCGGCATTGCCCACTACCCGCCGCTTGCGCGCGTAGGCTTGATGATCCCGCGTGTCGCCATCGAATTCCTACTGAAACGCGGCACTGCCCCATCATCAATGACGGTGGGACAAACGGCCTGCTCGTTTGAATGGCAGGATGGCACTTGGCTTCGTACCAACCTCCTTGCGGACAATCTGCCGAAAGCGTTGATGAAGCGTGTGGCACAAATTGCCGTCCCCGATTGGGAGATCACGCCAGCTTTTCGCGAGTCCTATGGGCGCGTCTCTGAACTGTCGCAAAGCCTTGTGCGGCTATACGATGGCCGTATGACCGGCGCGGGGGTTGCTGGCGGCGGTATCGACATCGAAGACGAGTGTGATGCACCAGTTCCGCCTGATCGCGAGCATTCTGCGTGGAACCCTGTTGTGGTGAACCTGCTGCTCACGGTAGCCACACATTGGGACCCTTCCACTTACCCCAACCCATCGGTCTTTCTGGGGCCGTTGGTTTCGGGGTTGGTTATGGGAGTGACTGAGGGATGATACCGACAAACATGTTCGTCGATGACCCCGAATGGGCTGCCCCGACGGAGTTCCCTGAACTCCACGGCACAATCGGGCTTGACACCGAAACCTGCGACCTACTGTTGAAGACGCATGGCCCAAGCTGGCCTTTCGACAAGGGCGGTTTCATCGCCGGTGTTTCAATCGCTATGGAAAACGGGTGGAAGGGTTATTACCCGGTGGCCCACGCGGGCGGCGGCAATCTTGACCGCAATATCGTCTTCGGGTGGCTACGCGAGCAGCTTGCAAAGCCGGACCTTACTATCGTCAGCCATAACCGCATTTATGATGAAGGGTGGATGAACAAGGAGGGCATTAAGGTCGCCGGTACGTACCAATGCACGATGTCCGCCATGGCGTTGCTGGACGAGAACCGATTATCGTACAGCCTGGACAATGTTGGTTATGACCTTTGCAAGCTGCGCAAGGACGAAAAGCTCCTGCGCCAAGCGGCCAAGGATTTCGGTGTTGACCCCAAAAAGGACATGTGGAAGCTGCCTGCGGGTTTCGTTGGCGACTACGCCGAGGCCGATGCTTGGAACTGCCTACAGATTTGGCTAAAGCAACGGGACATGCTGGACGAGGCTAAGCTGAACGGTATCATGGCCCTTGAGATGGACTTGATACCGTGCCTGCTTGCCATGCGCCGACAAGGCGTGCGCGTGGATATGGATAAAGCGGAAATCGCCGTTGCGCGCATGCTGGCGCAGGAAAAAACATCCCTTGCCGAAATCAAGCGCATATCCGGCATTGATATCGATATGTGGGCCGCTGAAAGCATAGCGCGGGCGTTCGACAAGCGGGGCGTTGCGTATGAGAAGACTGACAAGGGTGCTCCATCCTTCCGCGCGCAATGGCTTGCGGCGTGCAGCGATCCTATCGGTAAGCTCATTGTCAAAGCTCGCCAAGCGAACAAGGCCCGCACGACCTTTCTTGAGGGTCACATCCTCGGCCATGCGGTTAATGGCCGTATCCACGGTCAGTTTAACGCTCTCAAAGGCGATAATGAAGGGGGCGGGGTTCGTGGTGCGGTCACGGGTCGCTTTTCGTCGGACACTCCGAACCTACAGAACCTGCCCGCTAGAGATGAAGAGATCGGTCCGATGGTCCGTGACCTATTCTTGCCGGAAGAAGGAGAACGGTGGACAGCGATTGACTTTTCGTCACAAGAGCCTCGGCTTACCGTTCACTATTCTGCACTTACGAAGCAGAAGGGTATCCAAGAAACCGTTGATGCTTATCATGCCAACCCTGAACACGATTTCTATCAAGCGGGTGTCGAGGGTACTGGCCTAAAGCGCAAGCTGGTCAAGGGTATAGTCCTGGGGCGCTCATATGGTATGGGCGGCGCAAAGCTATGCCATGATCACGGCTTGCCCACTAAGTGGATTGAGAACGCCAGCGGGCGCAAGATTGAAGTAGCGGGTGACGAGGGGCAGGCCATGCTGGACGCTGTTGACGCTGCCATGCCTTACGTCAAAGGGCTATACGATGAGGTCGAGAAGCGTGCAAAGCGGCGCGGCTATATTACGACAATCCTAGGGCGGCGCAGGTTGTTCAGCACGGATAGTAGTCCAAGCAACCGTGGTGCGTTTACCTACAAGGCGCTAAACTGCTTGATACAAGGCAGTGCTGCAGATATGACGAAGAAGGCCATGGTAGACGCATTTAAGGCCGGTATCATTCCGCTGGTCACAGTCCACGACGAACTTGGCCTGTCATGTGGAAGCGATGCCAGCATACAGCGTGCCAAGGACATTATGGAAAGTGCCGTCCCATTGGTAATCCCCATGCGGACGGATGTCGAGGTCGGTCCGTCCTGGGGGACGGCGAAGACATGGGTGAAAGCATTATGAAGTCTATTTTCGTGATGGAAGAAGAAGTTGAGTCAGTGCGTGCGGAGCGCAACGCACTTCTGGACAAGATATGGAAAGGCGAGATATTTCGTCGGGACGAGAAAATACGTAAGTTGCAAGAAGCTATCCTGACGCACAAGGCAGCTATGGACCACCACGGGGGAGACATTGACTTCACGTTGTGGGGAGCATTGGATAAATGAACATTTTCGCGGTATCACCTGACCCTGCCCTTTGCGCTCAAACCCTGGACGACAAGCGCCTTGTCAAGATGGTGCTTGAAACTGCGCAACTGCTATGCGTTGCTGTTGCGGCACGCGGGTGCGAAGACGAACGGCTGTACAAGCCCACACACCCTAACCACCCCTGCGCCGTGTGGGTGCGCAAGGATCAGGTAAATCTGTCGTGGACCATTAACCTTTTCCAAGAACTGTGCGTGGAATACACAGCGCGCTTTCGCAAGGTGCATGCCTGCGAAACGCGCTTGCTTGATCTGTTTAGGCTGTTCTACGAAACCACCGAAACGCGCCCGCATGTCTTTTGTAACTGCTCACGTTACAAGGACGATGGCGACACACACACGGCATACCAAGCTACCTTGCGTGAAAAGTGGGAGGATGACCAAGCTGCCGGACGCCCGGCGAAATGGACCCGCCAGTCGCCACCATATTGGATGATACCCGGCTGATGGTTGATGGTTGATGGTGAGCCGAAAACCAAGCCATCATACGGCCCATACCATGGCCGTATACTGCCAACCATGGGCAGTATACGGCCATTTTGCTGCCGTATACTGCCCAAAGGGTGCCCGCATGCCCCATTGTGGCACGGCCCTTGCATAGTGGGTTGTGGCATAGGGGTTGCATGGTGCAATGCTTGTGCCGCTGGCACGCGGCGCTATGCGGCCCAAACGCTGGCGGCATAATATCCCTTTAGGCTGGCATGCCCCTTGCATAAAGTTAGCCGTGGCATATCTTTTGCATAGTGGCCTAAAAATTAAGCACTATGCAAGCCGCATGCCAGCGGCAAAATTGCCCAAAAAAGTAGCACGCGCGCTAGGGCGGTTTTTAGCGCCGTACAGGCCTGTTTGCCCGGTTGCGCCACCTTGCTATCTAAAAACAAATCACGCCAATCCGGCACGCCATGCCCGGCAACTGGCATAGCCCTTGCACTACGCGCGGGCAGGCGCGTTATCTGCTATGGGGTGGCGTAGCCCGGCAGTTGCGAAAAGGTCGCATTAACCCTTGCGAAAAAATCTGCGGTAGGGGTGCATTATCTTGTTGTATCTTACACGGCAGGGCGCTAGTATCTGGCTATCAACACAGGGGCCGCCTAAACAACAGGGCGGCACTTGGGGCAAGTAAAGGAAAAGTATCATGGCGCGGCGCTATATCCCCTGTGCAGTAAATCCGGCCCTAAACAAGATTGTGTTTGAAATAACAAATCCGGAAATACCTATAACCGGAAAGGGGTTGTTTAGCTATTGTGGGCGGAAAGGGGTTGTGGTGGATTTTACGCCTAACGAAATAAGTGTTAAATGGGAAAAGATTGGCACGCGCACCTATACAGATATCAGTTTCGGGCAGATTATCTAATCTTGGTTTATGGCATGGCTACACTTGCCGTGCCATAGCACAAGCTTAGTAAAGGATAAGTAATCATGGCCGATTTTAAGCCGCTGGTAGCGCGTAACGGTACAGTTGTTACTGGATTTAACTGGGATATCTTAAACAACGATAAGCAAATTTACCATGCAGATATTATTGCATGGTATAAGGATACTTTATCGTTATTGGATAGTGGCAGTATCGCGCAGATAAATGCAGCACTATCCGCCCCAGCAATCAGTATTGATAGCTATACCAACAGTGATATGTGCGGCGAAAACCTGTTTTACTTGGATTTGCCCAATGGGGTACAAATAAACGTGGGCTATTATATGGATTATTATTGGCACGCGTATAACGATACCGCCGTTGCCCGAAATGATAACGGCTACCCAGTGCTTTGGATTGGCGCGTTTGATTATGGCATTTACTTTGCTGCACTGCCCAACGATTAACTAATCTTGGTTTATGGCATGGCTATACTTGCCGTTAGCTGGAAAGGATATGCCAATGTTTTGTTATAGCGATACTGATACGCCCGTGCGTGCTGGCGGGTTTAACCCTAACCCGCCAGCAACCCAATACTGGTTAACCCATTTTGCTAACAGCCTGTACTTGCAATTTATTGCCGGGCATGCAGATAGCAGCTTTGCCGATAAGCAACAGGCAAACCATGAATTGGTGCTGTGCAACAAAAAGCTTGCCTTTTGGCAAAAGCACCCAAACTTTGATAGTACCGCCGCTGCAACTGGCGCGCTTGCTTGCAAAAAGCAATGGCAACCCGTTGCAAAAAGATAAAAAACAGCTTGCATGGGGGATAAGATACAAGTAGGATACTTTTTGGGGGATGGATACTAAGTTTTGGCTTGGGCATGGTATCGACCGTGCCCCTGCCCAAGCCTAGATGGGCTTAACCCCGCCTGGGGGAAACAGGCAACGAAGGATGGTATGCTATGACCAAGACCCATGTTGCGCCCAAAACGGGCGATACCGCTGCTATGCAAGCCTTTCTGGCAAGCGGGGGCGAAATTACCAAGGTGCCGCCGTTGAAGACCGGCCTGCCCAAGGAAAAAAGCCCAACTGTTATCGCGCAAGAAGCCGTTGCGGAAGAACGCAAGATGGCAAAATCGGTAGCACGGCAGGCGAAGATTGCCGTGGCTACCGATCCCGACAAAGTGGCAAAAGCTGAACAACGTGCCACGGAAAAGGCTGCCAAGGCGGCACAACGGGAGGCTGACAAAGCCGCTGCGCAATTGGCAAAGGACAAGGCTACTGCCGAAGCCCTTGCCCTTGCCAGCGAAAAAGCTACCGAGCGCGCCAATGCCGAAGCCGAAATTGCCGAAGCTGTGGCGATTGCGACCGCTGTTACCGCCACTGCGCAGGCGGAGTTTGATAAAATACAGGCGGAGGAAAACGCAAAGCTGGCGGCATTGCGCGAAAAGTACAAGAATATTATTCCCCCCGCGCATGCCAGCACGGCAAAGCCACGTAGCGCGCGCCACGGCGAAGGCTTTGACCGCTATGGTATCGCCCTTGGCACGAAAAACGCCCAAGCCGTGGTGATGCTGGAACGCGGCGCTTGCATGGCGGAAATTTCCGCAGCCTTGGGCGTTACTTTTTACAACCTGATTTCCAGCCTGCGCGCGACCGGCCACAAAATCCGCAAGGATGGCAAGGTTATCTACCTGACCCATATGGATGATTGAGGCAATATGCTAGGGGCGATTACGCCCCTAGCAATCTGGGAGTGATGGTTATGATCTACGCATCCTTTGGTGAAATTTCCCACGGCACGTTGAGGCCAGAAGATCTTATTCCGACTTTCGCCACCGAACTGGAGTACCATATCCAGCGCAATGCTGCCGAATGGTGCAGTGACGAGGGGCGCGCAATCCGTGATGGTTTGCTTAAGCTGGCACATGACGCCCAAGCCATCGAATTCGATGGCGATGAACAACCGGACCCGGAAACCATCGGCGACATGATTTGCAGCCTGGAAGATGAGCTTGACACTTTTGCGCCGCGCTACGCCTATTTTAGTGCAAACGAGGGCGATGGCAGTTGCTTCGGCTTTTGGCTGTCCCCTCAGTTCACCGAAGAAGACGACTTTGACGGGTTGCGAGTGTCCGACCTTTCCGATATCCCGGACAACTATGAGGGCGAGGCATTGGTGGTAAATGACCATGGCAACATGACGCTGTACGATTGCGTCGACGGCAAGCAAACCGAAGTCTGGGGGATTGTGTGATGAACACATACCAATGCTTTTTCGTTTTTAAGAATGGTGTGAAAATTGCACGCGCGGCAGTATCGGACGCAGGCACCATTCAGGCAGCCTCCTCTTTCGATGCACGGCAGCAAATTGCGAAACAGCTCTGTGTTGACGTGACGGACGTTTGCGCGGTGCGGATACGGGAAGTGGAATAGATCATGAAGATCAAGCCTGAACATTACGCCCATATCCTCGCCGCAATTGAAGGGACAGGCGCTAACACCGCTGAGATGCGGGCCGCCATCATTGCCGAGGGCCGGGCCAAGGACGTAGAGAAGCGGCTACGATGGGATTTAGCATGGCGATCCGGCCTAACCCCATGGCTTCGTGCCAACGTCTACCTCTATGCCGACGATACCCACCTGGATACCGTGCTACGCGCCGTCGTGAAACACCTAGAAGGGCAGCAATCATGACCAACCAAGCCCTCATTGAACGCTTTCACGCGGCATGCTACCGCGTGGTAAAGGAATGCACCGACCCCGTTGCACACAGCTATGCCCAAGCGGGCACCGAGATGTGCGGTACGGAATACATCCGGATGCAAATCCCGTACATCAGGAGCAACCTGCAATATTGGCGCGGCCCTCCGGCACGCGAGGTGAAGGCCGAGTTGGATGCGTTGGCGGAGGAGTTCAACGAATGAAATACCGGGTCACTGTGGAAGTCCGAAAAGAAGGTGCTATCGGCGTCTTCTATGACAAAGTATTCACCGTGGAGTCCGATCTTGGGTCGAAGCATGCCCGTATGATGGCATTGGATACCGCCCGCGCCGCTGGGTTCGCTACCCGGTTTGTAAAAGACCATACAGTGGAAGGGGAAATGTAATGACCTACGAAGTCGGCAGGGTATATGAGATGCACCATGGTATGACCGGTGGCATTATCAGCCACGTTAAGGTCGAACGGACAACACCGACGCTGCTTATCACGCGCACGATTGTCGTATCGCGCAAAGAGAGCTTCTATCGGTCCGGCATTGAATTCCGGTTTCATATCCAAACGGGTCGTCGCGTCGGCGGTTGTTCGCTGGATGAGTACTTGGGCAAGGAGGTAATACCATGAGCCGAATTGGGCGACACACCCGGCAGAAAAAGAGAAAGCAATGGAAGGCGGCAGAAAAGGCAGAACGCTTGAAGTTTAAATATGGGGAGCGGCACATTATCCGGTTTCCCAAAGGAATGGACAGACGACAAGGGTAACGCCTAGATGGGCAAAGGAACACCACTATGAACACCATTGAATTTATCCCTTCCCCCCAGCAACAAGCCCTTTTCGATTGGGTGCGCGATGGCAGGGGAAGTGCCAACGTCATTGCGGTGGCGGGCGCGGGCAAGACCACTTCGATCCTTACCGCTGTGCAAATGATGCACGGAAACATATTCGTCGGGGCATACAACAAGAAGATTGCTGAGGAAAGCGGCTTGCGCTTGCAAGCTATGGGTGCCGATATGCGCCGCGTGCGCAGTGGCACGATGCACAGCGCAGGCTTCGCCGCATGGCGCAATACGGCCAAGGGCGTCCGCGTAGACGATAAGAAGACCTGTGGCATCGTTAACGACCTTATCGTTGCGGAAAACTTGCCGAAAGGGCAGGGCATTGCAGCCTACGCGGATTTCATCCCCAAAGCGGTAAGCCTAGCCAAACAATCGGCGTTCGGCCTGTTGTGCGATTACCGCAACCCCGTGGCGTGGTATGGCATTATCGAACATTTCGGATTGGATGATGAACTTGACGCAGGGCATGATATCGCACGCGGCATTCAGTATTGCATCTCGGTCTACGAAATATCGTTGGGCATGGACAAAGAGGTTATCGACTTCGATGACATGATCCTTGCCCCGCTGGTCCACAAGGCGCGCTTTTGGCAACAGGATTGGGTGCTGATAGACGAGGCGCAGGATACGAACCCCGCCCGCCGTGCCCTTGCCCGCGCCATGCTCAAGCCGGGCGGTCGTCTGATTGCCGTCGGCGACCCGCGTCAGGCAATCTTCGGCTTTACGGGTGCTGACGCCGATAGCATGGACCTTATCAAAGCGGATTTCAACTGCATCGAACTGCCGTTGACAGTCTCTTACCGTTGCCCCAAGGCAGTAGTGGCCCATGCGCAACAGTGGGTAAGCCACATTGAAGCGCACCCCACTGCGTTGGATGGTGTTGTGCGCACTATGCCCTTAACCCGCTTGCTGGAACAGGCTGGCGCAGTACATGCCTTTTTGGATGACGAGTGGCCTGCCCTTTCCAAGGACGACGCCATCCTTTGCAGAAATACGAAGCCGTTGGTCGAGTTGGCCTATGGGCTGATCCGCCTTGGGGTTGCGTGCCAAGTTGAGGGGCGCGATATTGGCCTTGGGCTTATCAAGCTGGCGCGCAAATGGCGTTGTACCGGCCTGGAAGCCTTGCTTGGAAAGCTGGCGCTGTACAAGGGGCAGGAGTGCGCCAAGCTCGCGGCCAAGGGTAAGGAACAACAGGCAGCAGCCATCGAAGACCGGGTTGAAACGCTGATTTGCATGGCCGAGGTCTGCCAGACGCAGGGCAAGCACAACATAACCGATCTTGTTTCGTTTATCGAACGGCTGTTTGGCGACACCAAAGATGGCGACCGGCCACGGGTGCTTACGCTTTCCACCGTGCATAAATCCAAGGGCCGCGAGTGGGACAAGGTCTATCTGTTGGGCCGCAACAAATACATGCCTAGCAAATGGGCACGGAAGGCTTGGCAGCAGGAACAGGAAGACAACCTATGCTACGTGGCCGTCACCCGTGCCAAGCGCGAACTCATCGAAATCATGGTGGATTGAAATAACAAATCAAACGGAGAGCATGCCTTTTCTTCTTAATCGTCGTAGTCAAAGGAACATAGCCATGGCTAATACACATGCATTAGTGCTGTACAAGAACGGTAAGGAGTGGGATCGCGCGCGTTGCCCGGTGGATTACAACTATGTGACGGCTATTCGCCAGCTTTGCGAATGGGAGACAAAAATCCTCCGAGAGGAACCTGACGCTAAGACCACAGCAGGGTTGGAGCAACTGTCATGATCGCCATGGCTATCATCTCCCACTACGAAATATAGGTGGATTGAAATGGAAAATAAAAAGATACCACTCTTTACGACGAAAGCCATACAACTCCTTGCGCAGGCGGCGAATACCAAGGTGGGCATAGATAGGGCGGTGCGCTCGTTTGCCTCACTTTGCCCGGCTTGTGGGCAGTCTCACATGGAAAATAGCCCGGTGGGATTTCGCTGCCCCAATTGCGGAGCGGAAGTTTACTACTAAGGTAGGGGTCACTATCATGACTATCAGAACCACCATTGAACAACGCATCGCCCGCTGTGAGACCACGCTATTCCTTGCCGGTGTCGTCCGCGAACAGGTTAAGCGGCAAGAGGGCAAGAAGCCGTCCAAGCTCCTCGTTACAGCGGTACAGAAGAGCCTTGACTCCTGTACCCTGGACATTGGATACCATGTTTGCGAAGACAAGGACGGCTTTGCCTATCGCATTCACATTTGGGGCAATAAAATCCCCTATAAAGACCGCTTTATTTCTACGGTAGCGCGGTCTTGCGAACTGATGTCCGAGGCTGCCTACACCGACCACAATCAATGCTACTTCCTCAACGCCGAACTGCTCCCTAAGCTACGCGAGTCACTGGACAGGTTAGACGCATGGAAAGAACGGCTGAAAGCTATTCTTGCGCTTAGTAAGGGGCTAGAGGAGGAGATGAGTCCTTATGGGGTGCGTCTGGGAGACTTCGACACAGGGGACTACTAGAAAATGACAACCGAGAACGAAGTACAGTCCAAAAAGTTTAGACCAAACCCTTGCAAAGAATGTAATGGGTCAGGGTGCGGCGGTGGCTATGAAGGGAGGTGCGAACGTTGCTACGGTTCGGGTATTGAATGCGACAGTGACTACTATAACGATTACGACAGCCGCTATCACGTTAAATAGGGCAACGAAAAATGACAACCGAGGCATACATATTCTGGTGAATCGTGGCACTGTTTCTGTGCTTCGCGGTGCTGATCATAACCCCAAACAACAAGGTGTAAGCGCATGACACGTAAAACAAACACCGACGCAATCATTGGCGTGGCGGTAGGCTGTACCGTAGTGGCCCTTATCCGGTGGGTAAAAACACTGTCGGAAGATGATATCGCCAAGTTCCTCGTCAAGGCCGAAAAGGCGTTCAAGTCGCTTTAATCACTTGCGGAAAATAAGTGATAATGCGATACTAAATGGGTGGCCTAGCTAGGGCTAAACGAAGAAGGGCTGACAAACATGATAACGACAACGCTTACTGCCATCCGCGCGGCGTCCCCGTGCATTAGCGGGTATCGAATCCTGGTTGAATCCCTTGGCGGGATTGGAGACTACGGAAGTGACACGCCAATTTCCCCCGCACAGGTGCTTGGAAGTAACGGGGTAGACGACGCCCTTTGGGTTCTAGCCCGCGTTTGCGGGCCGGAGGGTGAAAAGCTGGTTCACCTGTTTGCGTGTGACTGTGCCGAACGTACTCTGGCTAACTATACCGCGCATTTCCCTTCCGATACACGCCCGGCGGATGCCATCGCTGTTAAGCGCCGGTGGGTGGAAGGCAACGCCACGGACGAAGAACTAACCGCCGCTTGGTCTGCCGCTGAGTCTGCCGCTGAGTCTGTCCAGGCGGCTGCCTGGGCTGCCGATGAGTCTGTCCAGGCGGCTGCCTGGGCTGCCGATGAGTCTGTCCGGGCTGCTGCCTGGGCTGCCGCTGAGTCTGTCCGGGCTGCTGCCTGGGCTGCCGCTGAGTCTGCCTGGGCTGCCTGGGCTGCCGCTGAGTCTGCCCGGTCTGTCCGGGCTGCCGCTGAGTCTGCCGCTGAGTCTGCCGCTGAGTCTGCCCGGTCTGTCCGG